GTAGTATCAATTGTTAAAAATCCAGCTGGTTTTGGTGGTGTTGGCGGGATTGGGGATTCAAACCTATTTAACATTTGTCCAGTAACAGGAAAATTGATGACACTTTCATTTAGTCAATATGTTACAGAATGGGATTCTATTACTCAACCTGCTACTAATAATTTTATTGCTCGTTGGGATAATGGTGCATATTTAAGTGATACACGAGACTTCATTATGCATCAAACAACTACTCCAACAGATCGATTGGTTGCATTCTATACGACATCAAATGGAACATACCTTGGTGCATTCTTTGAAATGACACGAGGTAGTTTTTATACCTATGCAGAGTTGTTAGTGCCTATTACAAAAACAAATACTCAATCTTTACGAGTATCTTATACACTGAGCTTCGCATAAGAACTAATCTTTAATTATAGGATAGATAATGGCAATTTACGGGGCAGGAATTTTTTATGGTAGTGGTGCAAAGTATATTGGATCTGCATCTACTGCTGATCAGGGTATACCTCTTGATCTTCGTTTTTATAGAACGAGTCAGGATGGTATTTATGTATTCTGGTGGGGTTTTAATCCTGCCTTTATTACTCCTGCATTGACTTTGGTAGGATTTGATCTGGAACTAGATACTACTCCCGCATTCAATTCTCCAAATCTGGTTACTTTTAATCAGATCTCAGCTATTACCTTTCAGAATGGTAATGTTCGAAAGGGTTTTGCTGTTCCAGTAGCTGCCCGTATTAATGGGGTTGTTCAAACATGGTATGCCAGGGTTAGAACACATACACCATCTTTCATATCTGCATATTCAGAAACACTAACATGGACAATCCCTCAATCTGTGCAGCAATCGTCAGCAGAGGCATTAATGCTATCTTTGCCAGATTATCATGTCTATGGTAAGGGAGATCTTTTAAAACCCGTTGAAGATCGTAATACCAATTTATGGCAAGTCGATAATATGTACGGAAATCAGCTCGATCAATTTTTCTATGCTAATTATTTAACTCAAACAGATAACTATGTTGACTTGGCTGTTGATGAAGTATTATATCAGAATTTTGGTGTTTTGTTTGATTTTCCTAAACCTAGCCAAATGCAATATGTAGATTATCGTTGGATTTTAATGAATCTGTACTTGGCCTCTCTGGTTGGTAGCACAAATGAAGCTGTTATATTAATCGCCCAAGCATTTACAGGTGTTCCTCCCTCTATTACAAATGTAAGAGATGCTAATAACTTTATTTTAGGGACAATCTTAGATGCTCCTATTACTCCAAGTGGGCCTCAATCACAATTTTTTACATCATCTCCTTTCATTGACTCAACTTTAGTGGTAGAGGATGTTACTCCAAGCGGAGGTAATAACCCCTATCTCCTATCAGCATCTACATTTGCTGTTTTGGGTGACACAGCAGTTACCAATACAGGATTTACAGTATTGACTGGTGATCTTGGCTGTTCTCCAGGCAGTACAATTACAGGATTCCCTCCAGGTACTTTCTCTGGATCTCTTCATTCTGGAGATGCCACTGCAGCTCAGGCACACACTGATGCTACTGCAGCAGCAATCACTTTACAAGGAATGGGTCCTGGTACTGATATTAGTTCTACAGATTTGAATGGATTTGTTGCAACTCCAGGTGTTTATTCTGCTGCTTCAGCTGGAACTTGGACTTCTACTGGTAATTTAACCCTGAATGGTGCAGGAACTTATGTATTTTTATTTGGAACAAGTCTTACTATGGGTGCAAACTGTAACGTAGTATTAACAGGTGGTGCTACAGCTGATAATGTGTACTTTGTAACAGGTACAACCTTTACGTTCGGGGCTAATGATACTGTTAATGGTAACATCCTTGCTGGAACCTCTATTACTTTTGCTTCTAATAGTGTACTTAATGGAAGAGCCCTTTGTTATGGCCCTTCTGGAACAACAGTAACATTCCCAAGTGCAGGAACAGTCACTGTTCCCACAAGTGTTGTTGTAGGTGGTGGGCTTATTGTTCCTCCTAGTTCTTACACAACAAATGGTGTATTGGGTTATTGGACAATGAATGTACCAACAACTCATACCCTTCAGGCTATGTTTGATATCGCTCCACCTATTAAGATATTCGATTCACTTTCAGGAGCTACTGCTTTAACAGGAACTACAACTTTTACACATGGAAGTGCTAATGTTACAGGAGTTGGGACTTCATATTTATCACAACTTACAATTGGTCAACAAATTACAGATCCAAATGGAATTTATTTAGGTTTCGTATCCTTAATTCCTTCAAATACCTCAGTCATATTAACGTTACCATGGGCTGGCCCAACAGAATCTGTTACAGCATACCGTTTACAGTATACAGACACTCAGTTGCCCGTTCCTGTTCTTTGGGATGCGTCAACTTTAGCATTTGGTGTTATTATTACTATTTTTGATCCAGGTCATTTTATAGGACCATTTGTTACAATTATGGAGACGTTAATAAATCAGTTAGTACCAGCAATTGCAAAGACGTATTTTAATATCGTAGAAGGATAAAGTATAGATAAAAGGAGTCGTATATGGCCTCAGTAATTTTTAGTAATGCACAAAGAATAATTGCACAAATTTTTGAGTGGTTGCAAACAACTGCTCAAGATAAGGTAGATAATCTTATCACAGATACATTTTCGGCTGGGATAGATAATGCTACTACATCAGGTGAGGGATTCCTTGTAGTTCCTGGAACTAATAATACATCTGCAAGCCCTTCTGTGAATGTTACTCTTGGTGGGATTGCTTATGATCCAATCGGCAATAGAATTTTTATTAGCCCTACCGATGTTACTCTCTATAATGCTGCAAATGCTACAGCCACTACGAATGATGGATTAGGTAATCTCCTTCCTACTCCACAATCTTCTGGTGTGATCAATATTCCTTTAACTCAATCTTCACAGAATTATCTTTGGATAGATTATCTTCCTGCCATTGATACATCTGCTTTTACATTGAATGAAGAAACAAATGCTAAGATTTTCTATAAACAAGTCGATGGCTATACAATTAGAGTAACAACTATCAATGTACCCCCAGATGCTAATTCTATTTTTCTAGCTTCTGTTGATATGACATTAGGTGGAGCTGTAGCATTTTCGAATATCTCTCAAGTTGGTCGTATTTATTATCAAATTCTGCCAAAAATTGTCCCAATCATAACCCCATTGGCAGATTTTTCAGATCGTACTCCACAGTATAATCCTGCTACGACATATACATTAGAAGCACATATTAAAGCTGTTGGAACTGGTCCAGGTATTAGTCCTTTCAATCCTCATAATACATCATTGGCTGATTTAGGTATTTCTGCATTAGATACTGTAGTCGGGCGTAGTCAAATTGAAGGTAATAACAATGTTATTTTGGCTGGAACAGTTGGAAATCCTTTTCCTTCTACTTCTGCTTTTGCAACAAGTATTAATATTGTGAATCCTGGCAGTGATACACTTAATGTCTTTCAACTTCTCTCTTCTGAATATGCTATCATTAATGGTGTTGCTTTTAATGTTACTGCTGTTTTCGGATTAATTCCTATAAATGCTACAGTAGGTTTTCCAGATTCTTCTGGTACTTACAATGTTTATTGGGACTCCGTTACTAAAGTTTTTGCAGTAACAACTGCAAGTATTGCTTCAGATGTCACTAAGTTATGGATTGCAACGGTTACATACTCATTCGTTGGGCATGGAGTTTCAGATCATAATGCTCTTTCTGGATTAATAGATCGTAGGTTAATCGGAGGTGCAACTAACTTATTGCAACGTTGGACTACATTAGGAAGACCAGCAAATCCACTAGTAGGTGAGTTTGGTTTTAATATTACATTAAATGCATTTGAATTTTGGGATGGAACTGCTTGGCAGCAATCTGTTGTTACTTCCACTAATGGAACTGTTCCAACTGGAGCTATGCTTGACTTTGCAGGAACTGTTGCTCCTACAAGTTATCTGTTATGTGATGGATCAGCTGTCAGTAGAACAGTTTATGCAGCTTTATTTTCGGCTATTGGAACAACTTGGGGATTCGGAGATGGAAGTACTACGTTTAATGTACCTGATATTCGAAGACGTGCTACTGCAGGTTCAGGTGGTGCTGCCACAGGTGTATTAGGTAATACTGTCGGAAATGTAGGTGGATCAGAAACACATACATTAACTATTCCAGAAATTCCAGCACATAGTCATGGTATAAGTGATCCTGGACATACTCACGTTACAGTCAGAGCAATTGGAGCTTCAAACGGTGGTGGTTCTGCTCTTCTATCACCTCCTCAAGTTAACGTTGGTCCAATTTTCACTGAGGCTTCTGTAACTGGTATTTCAGTTCAAAATACTGGTGGTAATGGTCCACATACTATTGTGCAACCAACTGCCATTGTTCTAAAAATTATTAAAATCTAAGGAGATAAGCCATGAGTGATTCAATCGTTAGCTGCAAGTTATATAGGGATATAGATAATTCCATTAAATATTATGAAGTTACTTTTTCATTTGGTGGGTTAGATGTTTTGTCTGGATGGAATCCTATTTACGTTTATCCACACAGCATGACTAATCCAACAGATTTGGAAGAAGTAAGA